ACCCTGAAGAAGGGGTGGACGTCGACGCCCGGATGGCGGATGTGTCCTATGCCCGCGATCTGGCCGTGTCCCTCGAGCGGGGCGACATCAACCAGATGAGTTTCGGGTTCTGGGTCACCGCCGACGGCTGGGCCGGCAACGTGCACGAAGTTTTCGGCATCGACCTCGACGGCGGCGACGTCTCCGTCGTCACCTACCCGGCGTTCGCGGCGACGTCCGCCGAGCTGCGGTCCGCAGCCGCACGCCACACCGGACAGACCGTGCGCGAGCCGGACCCCGAGCAGGTGACCCGGGCGCTCGCCGAGACGCGCGCGGGCAAGGTCCTTTCCGCGACCAACCGGGAGTTGGTCCAGAACGCGCGCGACGCCCTGGACGAACTGCTCGCCGCCGCCGACCGCTCCGGCCCCACGCCGGACGCGTACCCACTCGAGCGGGCCAAGCACCGGCTGCGCGAGTACGAGCTGCTCGCCCAGCTGTAACCCAACTTCCCGGCCGACCGGCCCGGGACGCACCACCCACCTTCAGCAGTAGAGGAGTTCCCCATGCCTACGAGCGTGGAGCTGCGACAGCAGCGGGCCGGCATCGTCGAGTCGATGCGGGCCATCACCGAGCGTGCCGAGGGCGAGAACCGCGGCCTGTCCGTAGAGGAGCGCACCGCCTACGGCCAGCACGAGACCGACTTCGCGGGTCTCACCGAGCGCATCGAGCGCATCGAGGCCGAGGAGCAGCGCGCGGCGCAGATGGCCGAGCCGATCCGCCGCGGCGCCAACCGGCCCAACGACGGAGGCCGGGGCGGCGACGAGCAGCGCGCCCAGGAGCGCCGCTCGGCGTTCTTCCAGGCCCTGCGCCGCGGCCTGCCGCGCCTGGCCCCGGAGCAGCGCGCCCTGGTGGAGAACACCGCCGGTGAGATCCTGGTGCCGGAGGACCTCGAGGTCGAGATCGCCCGCGCCCTGCCGGAGCTGACGATCATGCGCGGCATCGCGTCGCAGCGATCCATCACCTCCAACCGGGTCCGCAGGCGTTCGCTGGCCGAGGTGTCCGTGGGCTGGGGCAAGCTCGAGACCAACGAGCAGACGCTCACCGACTCGATGCCCGGCACACCCGAAGAAGAGTTCACGTACATCGAGGACCTCTACGGCCTGGCCAAGATCGGCGAGGACGAGCTCGACGACTCGGACGTGAACCTGGAAGCTTTCGTCCGCGACAGCTTCGCCCGCGCGTGCGCCGAGGCCGAGGACACCGCCTTCACCGTCGGCACCGGCCACGCCGCCCACCAGCCGGTCGGCTACATGACCACCGGCGGAGGCGTGCCCACCGTCGCTGCGGCGGCCGCGGCCGCGATCACGGTGGACGACCTGAAGAAGCTGGTCTACGCCACGCCTGCGCAGTACCGCAGGAACGGGCGCTTTACCATCCCGTCCGGCACGGAGCTCGCGCTCTCCGTGCTCAAGGACGGCAACGGCCAGTACATCTGGCAGCAGAGCGTCCAGGCCGGCCGCCCGTCCAGCCTGCTGGGGTTCCCGGTCGAGAACCAGGAGGACATCGCGGTCATCGCGGCATCCGCCCGGGTGGCGGCATTCGGCGACTTCAACGCCGGTTACCGCATCTACGACCGCGCGGGCATGACCGTGAAGGTCCTCGACCAGTTGTACGCCGAGGAGGGCATGATCGGCTGGAAGATCAGGAAGAGGGTCGGCGGCGACGTGATCCGTCCGCAGGCCCTCCGCATCCTCACCATGGCGGCCGCGTGATGAAGAAGATCAGGATCACCTCAGTGACATCGGTCGCCGACGGCGCCGGACACCGCTACAACGACGGCCAGGTGGCCGAGGTGGACGAGACCCTGGCCACCGCATGGATCGCCGCCGGGCACGCCGAGCCGTACACCGCCACGAAGCGGGAGACCGGCAAGGGCAAGCCCACGGGTCGCCGGCAGGCCACCAACACCCCGCCGCGGAACACCGCCACGAAGGCGGCCGGCGCCACCTCGGCGGAGGCCGGGAAGAACGCCGACGCCGACGCCGACACGTCCGCGTCCGACATCGGCAGCGACGACGCCTCGAGCGACTGACCGGGAGGTGGGACCGTGGCATCACCCTGGGCCACACCGGAGGATCTGCGGCTCCACCTCCGGCTCGCCTCGATTGACGAGGCGCAGGCCGCCGTGAAGATCGCCGAAGCGGAGAACGTCATCCGCGGCGAGCTGGAACAGACCATCGACGCGGTCGCCGCCGACGAGTTGACCCTCGTCGGCAACGGCCGCACGATCATCAACCTGCCCGAGCTGCCCGTCACCTCGATCACGTCCGTAACCGAGGACGGCACCCTGCTGGTGGAGGGCACCGACTACCGGTTCAACTCTTACGGGATCCTGACGCGCCTGGGTGGCTGCTGGCCGATCGACGTAGACGTGGACGTCGTCTACGACCACGGCCGCGTCACGATCCCGGCCATCGTGAAGCAGGTCTGTCTGCAGGTCGCCGGCCGGGCCTGGGTGAAGCCGACGACCGCAGTCACCGCCGAGTCGCTCGGGGACCGGTCGGTCACCTACGACAAGGACCGCAGCGGCCAGGCCCTGACCGACTACGAGACGCGGCTCCTCGCCCGCTACGCCCGCGGCAACGAGAGCAGGTGACGCGGTGGACGTCACGCACCTGTTGAACCGCACGCTCGAGGTCTGGCGTACCAGCCGCACCCCGGACGGGGGCGGAGGCTGGGAGACCATCCCCGTGCGCCAGGCGGACGTGGCCGCGAAGGTCGACCAGCCGTCCGCTTCCGAGCAGCTGCTCGCGATGCAGGCCGGAACCGAGCACACCCACAACGTGTACCTGCAGCCGACCGCCGACGTGATGCGCGGCGACCAGCTGCGCGGCGACGGCCAGACGTTCCGGGTGCTGTCGGTCGTCCAGCCGTCCGCGCCCGTGTACCGCAAGGCCGAGTGCCAACTGATCGAAAGGGAGGGCGCCTGATGGCCGCTCTGGAGGTAGTCACGGTGCCGGTCAACGGCGGCCTGACACTGGAGAACAACGACGTCGCGGCCAGCGCGCTCGGCGACACGGCGCCAGTCGGCCCCGGACGGTTCCTGTACATCGCGAACGGGGACGCGAGCCCGCACACGGCCACCATCGCCACGCCCAGCACGGTGGCCGGCCTCGCGCTGCCGGAGGTCGCGGTCGTCGTCTCGGCCGGAGAGTCCGCCGTGGTCCCGCTCGCGTCCGTGTTCCGCGGCGCGAACGGCCGCGCATCGATCACCTACGACGCGGTCACCTCGGTGACGGTCGCGGTGTTCGAGCTGGAGCGCGGATGAGCACGCCGGAGGAGCCCGAGACACCGCTCCCGCAGGACCCGCTCGAGTGCCGACAGGAGGCGGAACGTCTCCTGTGCCAGGGAACGCCCAGCGACACGGCAGGTGCGCAGCGCACGGCCGTCGCCTGGGCGCTGCTGGCCGTCGCCGGTGAGCTGGCGACGATTCGGCGCGAGCTCCTCCGCAGGAGGTGAGCCGATGGCACGCCGCCGAGGACCTCGACGTCGCGGCGCGAGCGTCCGTATCGAGGGCATCGAGCACCTGCGGCGGCGCCTGGAGGAGCTGACGCCGCTCCTGGTGGAAGCGAGCAAGGCCGCGGTGAAGGCGTCCGCAGAATCGGTGCGCGACGACACCAAGGCCAACGTCCGTGTCCGCAGCGGGAACCTGCGCGACAAGGTCGACATCCACTACGCCAACGCCGGCCTCACGGCGAAGGTGGGATGGAAGAACCGCAGCGAGTGGTACGCCGCCCTGCACGAGCTCGGCACCAAGCGGATCACCGCGCATCCGGCGCTCGGCCCCGCGCTCGAGGCCGAGCGCGCCAAGTTCGACGCCAGGCTGCGGATCGAGATCAGACGGAGGCTCCCGTGACCATGCCTGTCCCCGAGTCCCCGATGTGGCCGGTACAGCAGGCCCTGCGCGCCGTCCTGGTCGCCGATCTCACCCTCACGACGCTCATCACCGGCGTGTTCGACTACGTTCCCGAGGACGCCGCCTACCCCTACATCGTCATCGGGGACGCCACCGAGATCCCGGACAACTCCCACGACCGGTACGGCTGGCAGACGGTGGCCACCCTGCACGTGTGGACCCAGGCCGAAGGCCACAAGCAGGGGCTCACGATCGGCCGGCGCATCACGGCTCTCCTGGACCACCAGCCGCTCACGATCCCCGGATACGACCACGTCGTGACGCGGTGCGAGTTCTCCCAGACGCTGACCGACCCGGAACCGCCCGGGAACATCAGGCACCTGGTGCTCCGCTACCGGGTCATCACCGAACAGCCGCCGGCCTGACCGCCGGACATCCTCTCGCCCCGAGCCGACCGGCCGGGGCGTCTCTCATTCCAAGGAGGCTGCCATGGCGGGCAAGAACGCCAAGGGCACGCAGTTCAAGCGCGGCGACGGCGAGGCCGTGGAGGTCTTCACCGCCATCGCCAGCGTCACCAACATCCAGGGCCCGGGCCTGTCCCGGAGCACGATCGACGTCACCGCCCACGACTCGCCGGACAACCACATGGAGTTCATCGGCGGTCTGATCGACCCGGGCGAGGTGTCCCTCGACATCAACTATGACCCCGCCGTCCACGACACGCTCGTCGCGGACCTGGAGGACGAGGACCCCCGCAACTACCAGGTGGTCTTCCCCAACGGCGCGACGTGGGCCATCAAGGCCATCATGACCGGCTTCGAGCCGGGCGCCCCCATCGACGACAAGCTCGCCGCGACCGCGGCGTTCAAGGTCTCCGGCAAGCCGACCATCTCCTGAAGGACTACTCGACATGGCGCTCCTGAACCCAGATGACATCGCTGCAGCGGACGACCGCCGGTGGGAGGACGTGGAGGTGCCCGAGTGGGGCGGCACCGTGCGGCTGATGAGCATGTCCGGCACCGACCGCAACGCGCACCAGAAGCAGATGCTCATCCTCGGGTCGAACGGCCGGCCGAAGGAGGTCGACCTCACCGACCAGTACGCGCGGCTCCTGTCCAAGTGCCTGGTGGACGAGAAGTTCCAGCGCATGTACGTCACCGACAAGCAGGTGAAGGCCCTCGGCGCGAAGGACGGCGCGGTCCTCGAGCGGCTGGCCGGCATCGCCAAGCGGCTGTCCAAGCTCGGGGAGAGCGCGGTGGAGGACGCGGCGGGAAAATCCGAGCCGACCCCGAGCGAGCCTTCTACCACCGGCTAGCTGCGCATCTCGGGGCCCGGTCCATTCGGCACATGCTCGCCGACATGGACTCGGATGAGATCACCGACTGGATGGCCTACGAGCAGGTCACCGGCCCGTTCGGACCGGAGCGCGGCGACCTGCTGCACGGGGTCCGGGCGTCGGTCATCGCCAACACCGTGGCCGCCAAGGGCCGTAAGACAAAGCCGCAGGACTT